TATGGTATAAGGTTTGGGGAAAAATATTTGTCCTTCGTAATATAGGTTTGGGGAAAATAAAGGTTTGATCGTAATATCCAGGTTTGGGGAAAAATTTTTGATCGTTCGTAATATAGTTGACAAAAAAATGTAATGGTTTGGATATGTCCGATTTGTCTGAATCCTCGGGGATTTCCCCAGCCTTTTTACAGGTCTGGGGTATCCTCAGAAGTTTTCTTTTTGTTGAATGCGTATTGTAAAAGAAACCCTAATTCAATTTCTTCAAGTTCATCTACTTCTTCTTCTTCAACCTTTAGCAAACCGATAAGCATATCAAATGTTTCTTCAATATACTGTTCTCCAAGTGGTGTTGCCTCTTTAACCAAACCCTGCGCCATCATATACGCCATTGGCAAACCAATATCGTTATACTCCACAAAATTCTTGAAGTCTGGGTCTTCTCTAAATTCGATCCATAGTTGCCCTAGGATTCCTGCTTTATCTGCGAGTAGTGCCATTGTGTGTCCCTTTCATCTCTAACATAAGTTTATCATACTCTTCCATTGCTGCGAGGCTCATTACCTCAAACCTGTGGTAATTTATTAGTGGTAGGTTTCTTACTAAGTAAAATCCTACTCTTTCTAAATCAACCGCAAAATCTTGGGTAAGGAGTCTGCCTAACTGCTCTGCTGCTCGTGTTTCTTTTGTCTTGCTTGCTTCGCTTCGTCTAATTGAATAAGCCATAGTTACTCCTCTCTTTCATTATACCAAAAAAGTAGGGGGAGCGCAAGACTGCAGGTCTCACGCCCCACCCTTTATTACTAGGGGACCCACTCCCTAGATTTGCTCAGCCAAAACCTTTGGGGCATATGCATTAATAAAATCTCTCCAGTTGACAACGTTTCCATTATCATCAATGATAGTCTCTTTAGACACATCGATAATGACAGTGGTGTCACCTAAATCAAAGTTGGTGCCCTTGACAGCATAAATTCCAAATCCTGTTTCATCCAAGATTGAATCTTGCATAAGATAACTAATCATCATACGGTTAAAGTAAGCGTTATCGCTCCACCTAGGCTTTGAATGCTCTAGGGCCATTGCTAGGTCCCGCTGCCATTCTGTCTCTCCCCAGTGGCTATACAGCACTACAGATGCCTCGTCTTCAACATCCTTGAATACAAAATGAATACGTGCCCCCATTTTAGTCCTCTTCCTCTTCTTCAATTGATTGAATTTCTAAAGGATACCAGTCAATGGCATATACTTCAACATCTTCGTCCCGTTCGATTCTTTCGATCTCAGCAAGGGCATCTTCTTCAGTCTCCGCCTCAATCTCAAAATCATATTGTGTTTCTCGTGTGGCCTCAATTTTAAACATTGGCATTTCTATTCTCCAGTCCTACTAGGGTTATCTCTTCAAGGGTAGCACATTCAGGGCACTTTTCCAAATCGTGCTCATCGAATGCATCTCTAACTATATTATCAGGGTCCTCAAACTCAGCGCTACAGTTCTCACAGTAGAACCAATTATAACTAACACGAACCTGTATTGTTACATTATCTGGGCAAGGTTTATCAGTGATAAAATAACCAAGCCTATTAACAAAGCCCCAACCAGACCAGATATAACTTCCACCGTCGTCTCCATCTCCATACATCCATATTTTGTTAGCGTCCTGTGCTTTTACAAACTCTACCTCATCGCCATATGTCTCAAACATAATGCCACCATCCCCATTATCAAATGAGGCATTTGGGTCTATATGATTAACGATTGGCTTATAGGTATCACACCACTCATCAAAGTCCATCTCAATAAAGTTATCTATCATTATTCCTCCAGTGAAACGGGCGGGTTGTATTCCTTATCAAATATTATATGGTATGCCACTGACAAACCGTCAACAAATCCCTGTGCCTCTGTGCGCTCCATAGATTGCATTGCGTCGCCATAGTCATTGTCTTCTTCCTCCTTAGCAATCGCTAAGAAATCTAAAGTAGCCTTGTCAATCATTTGCTCTAACATTTCTTGTGGTTTCATTTAATTACCACCAATTTACATTGAGGGCAGTTATCAGGAATAACCTTATCAGTTAAGACGTATCCACACTCAACACATTTCTTTACCTTGATAGGCTTTTCTCTATTAAGTAGTTTCCTTAATTCATCGTTCATTGGGTCTCCTCTAGGTGCTTTCTGTCTATAGATAAATTATACGTCAAGACATAGCAGTTTGTCAAGGCCTGCAGATATCCCTGCAAAAATCTGTCATCGTTATCTCCGTCAAGCAGTTGCTCAACATCAAGCATTTCATTCTTAAGATAACCGTGCATTAGATCGATTAATGGAATAGAGATATCCTCTAATCCTTTTTCTAGATAGTCAGGTAGAAAAGGATACTTATCGCTCATCCAATACTCCTAGTAAGTGATTGCATAGTGCAATCTCTGCCTCTTTGACTCTGTAGAAGTGATGACTGTTAACATAGTCAATCTTTTCTTGGTCTTGCTCTAGTGATATCTTATGTATCTTTAAATACTCTCTGAATGTATCTAGGTTCACTTTGTGTGCCACTCTCCTAGTTCAGGTAGGAATACATTTTCTTCTATATCCCATTGAGCGTCATCCCAACTAAGTTCATCAGTCATTATCTTGGCAATCTCATCTATGAAGGTTTGCATAACGGCTTCTGCGTGGTGTTTATTCTTAGCCTTGATATTTGTAATAGAGATAGCAAGGTCGCAAGAGTAGTAGTCTTGTAGCATTGGGTCTGATATTGTTTGGGTTGTCATACATATTCCTTTTCGTAGGCTGAGTGGGATGTTACTACTAATTCTAGCATTTCGTCAGGGTATCTGTCAAGCACCCAAGTAAGGGCCTCTCCAGCAGTCTTAAAGTCAGAGGCGGTAGTGCTATTGCCATAGCCTTGAATAGTTGCTTCCCAGCAGTCAACGCCACCAGGAGAGCAGGAGTAGTTCATTTCATATATTGCTACTTGTTTCGTCATATATTAATTATAGGGGTTTGTGTTGATTTTTACAACTTCTCTGGGTGTGATCTTCGTCACATCTGCAAGGATAGGCTCCCAAGCATCTTCATAACTAATATAGTTTAACTTCCTACCACATGGGCAGGTCATTTCCACAACCCCCAGGGGAAAGCCAAAGCCATCCCTAGCAGTAAACTCAACGAGGGCATCACACTCATCAGGGTCACAAACAAATGTATACTTAATCCACATTAGAAGTATCCCTCTGCCATTAGTCCTTCAAGGAAGTCTTTGGTTTTCCACAGGGTATTGTAAAGCCAAGGGTCATCATCAGAGTTAATAGTAGTCATAACAGACTGAACTCCCAAGATCATATCTAGTGCATCTACTTCTTCATATCCTACTAGTGGCATTATTCTCCTACCTCTATTCCAGCATAAAATGCTATAGTGTTTAGTGTTGTATGTATGTGGCAGTCGCAAGCCTCTCCACCCATATTTTCTTCAAACTCTAGGTGAGAGTAGTTGCTTTCATATATTTCATTGATTAGGTCGTCTATCGTATTCATTGTTTGGGTCATAGATTAATTGTAGCAAAGATTGGGGAAAAAATCAAATCTATCGTAAAGAAATTTGGGGAAAAATATCATTCCTTCGTAAAATTATTTTATTAAAAATATTATGTGACCCACATCACATTTCCTCGGGGCCCCATTCACGCTCAGCGATTCCAACGGGACTTGAACCCGTAGCCTCTACCGTGACAGGGTAGCGATCTAACCAATTGATCTATGGAACCTTGCGAGCAGTTTTAATTCTTGCTCAGGAATTTTTTTTGTTATGCTAAAGACATAACATTCTGAACTACTTTTAGCAAACGATTTTTTTCTGCGTTGATAGCAGGGTCAAAACCACTTGCGCTTGCGAGAATAGATTCGTTAGAACCACCACGAGCAGAACGATACCAGTCAAGGCGTTCAGTAAGCGCATTAAACGCACCCCACGCATTACCAGCAATCATTCCATTAAATTCACCTGTGTAGATGTCGTTAATGGTATCAACTTTATTTTCCCATTTCTTTACGGCACCCTTAGCATCTTTTTCAGGCTTTGGATAAGCAGCAAGAATGATGTCGTTGAATTGCTTAGCAGAAACTTCTTTCTCAATCATAGCCTTAGCCATAACATCAAATTCGTCCATATAAGCATTAGCAAGACCAAGAGTTTCACGAGCAATAGCAACCTTGCCGTTAGCGGTCTGTGTGTGGCGAATCTTGAAAGATTGCTTGATTCCCTTATTTTTCTTACGACCTACGCCACCAAGCGCAAGGTTAAGAGTATTAGCGCACACTACACGAACAGGTGTAATGCTTGCTTGAATAGCGATTGAGCCATCGTGTGATGTGTTGATGAGCAAATAAGTTTTTACCTTATCACTTACACCATTAGGGTCAAGAATTGTTTCACGCTCTAAAGCAAGAGCGCCAAATACTACACGCCCACCTTTAATTGAGCCAGCAGTTTCCCAACGACCACCGCCGTCTAGGATATTATCACCAAATGAAAATAAATCTTCATTTTGTAAAACGTGATAGCGCTCACCTACGACACCAAGAATGTCTGTCTGTGAATTGTCTGTCGGATTTGTGCGAAGAACATATTGGTATGCCTTGTCGCTTGTTAGGTGTGTAGGTGTTTCTAAATCTTCAAGGCGAACATTCCACCCATTAAGATTAGCAGCAGCAAGCATTTCGCTTGTTGTTTTTTCTTCTGTGAATACAGTTCCCAATCCGTGCCAAGCAGGTTCTCTGAATGATGCGAATGAGGTCTTGCCATTTTGTGTTTCTAAATCGTGAGCCACGATATTCCTTCTTTCTGTTGTGTTGATATTTCAAGTATAGCAGGACTGACTGACATAAGCAAATCAGGATAGTTAGATGTGGATAAAATGGACATTTCGTAAAAGATCACCCCCTAGGCTACGGCGTGTCGACTTGACAAACAAAGCCTGCGCCCCGAGGATTTTTGCGGGGAACTGAGTGAGCAGTTTTTAAACGTGCTCAGGTTTATTAGTAGCCCCCTACTAAATATCCACTCTGTCAATTGATGATGACAAATAAGCAATTGAATCTGAATTGTAATCAACAGTATCAAAATCAATATCGTGAATTGCATTTGTTGCGTCTTCTTCAGTGCGAGCATTAACAGTAACAGAATACATAACTGTAACTTCAACTTCGAATTCTTTTGTTAATTCAAAGCCCATAATTTCTGCAATTTCTTCTGCATTTGTTTCTGATATCTCACGCTCTTCTAATGCGTTGAGTGTCCATTCTTGCATTGATTCAACCATACGATTCTTATCTGCAGAATCAAGGTATGAGCGCTGAGTTACTTTTGAGATATGCTCTTCAAGTTCTGCAACACGAAGAGTTGCTTTTGCTAGCGAATCACGAAGAAAATCTTCTGTCGCATTTACTACTGTTACTTTTTGGTCCATTGGGGGCCTCTTTCTGTTAGTTGGTTAATTTAATTGTATCGCAGGGCACTGACAAATGTCAATTACCAAGATGATGAGTAATAGAATGATAACTTATCTACTTCAGGCAGAGCAAAAATTCGCTCTAACTGATTAATAGTATTAGTAAGGTCGTTCCAATACCATTCATCAATATCTGTTCCACCAAAGAAAAATCCTTCTTGTGGTGGCAATAGGCTTGGGTCCTTAGTTTCAAGTGCGTGTTCGCAGATAACCTTTAGTTCTGTTAGTTTATCTTGTGAGACATAGTATTCACCGCAGTTATCATTACCGTTTTGGACTTCTCTTACGAACCAAGAGTGTATCTGATTAGCCTTACGCCAATAGGCACAAGTGACTTCTACGCTTGCTCCATAGATATCTGTTGCGACATCTGTAAGTTGTGTTATTTCCATTAGGTCATTAAACTTAGGATATACCGCTTCAGGTGAGTTATAAGTTAATTCATCATTAGCCTGTAGTGCTTGCCAATTAACCTTGGCTAGGTGCTTTCTTGCGTTTAGATACATATCTAATCCCATTGGGGGCCTTCTTTCTGTTTGTTTCTTTTAATTATACTAGAGGGGTCTGACAAATTGGGTGATAGGGGTAGGCACGGCCGTTAGTCTGGAACCCACCCCTATCAGATCCCCAGGGGACGCTTGCTATAAATAGCGTGGAACTCAGGGGATAGTGAGTGGGGCTTTTACACCCCACCCAATCTCACTTATAGATAGCGAGCAACCGCATTGTATGTGGAAGTATTTACAACTTCCTCATCTGTCATTTTGAGGATACGAATTGCGTTAGACATTTCCTCTTTCTGCTCACGATAGTTGTGCTGATGGATTTGCTCAAAGTTGCGCTCAGGCTCAGCAGGAAAGTCCTTATCTGAACCTACAATGTCAAAATCAACATTGAGAGTTTTGTTCCAAGAACGATAGTTTGTTCTGATGTTCTCAGCCTTTGAGAAGTGTGCGATAGCGAAGTCTGCTAGTTCTTTCTGCCAAGCCTTGTAAGCCTCTTGATACTTTGCTTCGTTTTCGTCTTGTGTTTTGTAGTTAGCCTCTAGTTCTGCTAACTTAGTTTCTAGTGCGGTGATTACTCGTTGAGTAGGGATTTTTACTGAGATTGCTTTTCCTCTTGCCATTTGTTTTTCTCTTTTCTTTTTGTGGGTTAGTTTCTATTATAGGGGGTGGGTCTGACATTTTACTTAGGTGAGCCTTTTCACAACTTGCTCAGGTTGTCCCACTCTATTTATTTAGACACGCATTTCTGTGGGGCGTGTTTTGCTTTAGCGTTGTGCTAAATTACTTTGCTGTCCAAGTTGTCCAGCGTGTGTTGCCATTTACATCTAACTTAACACGAACGCTCTGTCCGTCAATGTTTGGCTTGATTTCCAAGATAGTTCCTGTCACCTTTGACTTCTGTGAAGTGTAGAGGTCGCCCACCTTGTATGTGTTTGTTGCTACTGTCATTTTGTTTCTCCTTTTTGTAGTTGATAATCCAAGTATAACATTTCCTACTGACAAATACAAATTATGCCAGAAAAATCTCACATTTTGGACTATGTAGGTTTTTTCCTTCATATTATAATTATAGCAAAAAAATCCCAGAAATACAAATCCAATCTCGTAATTCAGGTGTGATAAATATCACTTCGTAAATGGGCGTGTTGGGCTTGACAAATGACTGGTCAGGCCCCCGAGGATTTTCAGGGGATTTTTAGTTCCCTGATCCTCCTAGTATGCTAATCATTACAATTAAAATCATTGCAACGTAGAACCAATCGCTCATTTATTTTTTACTCGCACTGAATATGATATCACTCTTAGAGTATACACACAATGAGCAAGAAACGCAAGCGCTACCATTAGTTGAGATAAGTGGAATTTGTTTATTATTCTCAGGACACTTAGCAGCAGGACGGCCAATCATTTCTTTTACATCTGCTTGACCTATAGCAAAATTCTTAGCAAGGTATGCCATACGAACACCGCTATTAATTTTTAGATCAACGGCAGTTTTAACATTCTCACTATCAGCAGAAAAATACAATGATAGATTAGATACATCCTTAAGTATAAGAGCAGCAGCCTTAACACGTGTATATACCCAGAATTGAATATCAGGATTGTTAGTGATTACATTCTTCCAGGCGTTGGTATACTCATCGTTAAAGAAGTCACCGTCCCAATGAATGCGGAATAGCATAGGTGCGTCTTTCTTTACACAGTCTGCCTTGAAGTCATTAATCATATCAGTTAACAGTGTCTCCATAGTTAATTGATCAGCGTCTTTGAGCAGGGCCCAATTGTGTAGTAGGTTAGCCCTTACTCCCTTGAAGAGTTTTTCAAGTTTTCCTGCGTAGCAAACGCTTTCACAAACACTAGTGGCACCAGGGCACGAGAAAGCCTTTCCAGCAGGTAGGCCGAATGTATTTGCGATTGCTGCTTGTTTTCCATTTTTTGTGACAAGGTTAGCCACCTTTCTATCGTTAGAACGTTTTAGTTTAAGTGTATTAGTAGTCAAGGCCTAGACTCATTTCTAGAGCAATGTCTTCATTATAGGTTGCGGACATTTCTTCTAGTAAGCAATGAGTGCACTTTTCTTCATATTCATCAACCGCATTTTCACGGCAAGAGGGACAGGTTGTTGCGTAGTATTCATCATAGAATTCATCTGCGATATTTCCCATAGGGGCTATTCTCCTTTTTGTTGATATTTATATTCTAGCAGGGCGGACTGACATTTTTTACGGTTGTAAGCCTTTTTAGAAGGAACGGCAGAAGCAGCGTTAGACCTACGGAGTTCCATAAGCCTGCGTAATTCCTCATTTGTTTTCTTCATATAGTAATACTAGCACACATATCCTAAAAATGTCAAATCCAAATCGTGTGATTAAAATCACAAAAAAATTTTTCTGCGCCCAGGATCTGGGAAAATAAAATGAGCCATCTTAAAGAAGTTTTATAGTGGTTACTGGTGAGTAGACTAAAGTTATCCACAGTCTGTCCACAGACACGCCCATCAGCGCCGAGGCATTTTCTCGGGCCCCAATTTTAACTATTCTTCATCATATAAAAAAACATAAAGAGAAATTAAATCAGTGTAAGAAAAAGTAATTATTTCTTTTTCACCAAATTCATTTTGCGTTTCAATTGCGTAGTTATCGCCAGTAGAATCACTTTCAATAAAAACAATCTCAACAATGTCATCTCCCGTTTTTATTAAATCGCCAATCATTAACTGATCTGGCGTTAGATTATCTGCGTGTATTAATTCCATAGCATTCATTGTAGCAGTCATTTTATTCCTCATCTTCATATTCATCTACTGGGTCAATAAACCAAGACAAGTGGTGTTGGTCTACAATAGCGTGGGCAGGTGCGTGGCTCATTCCCTTATAGAATACGCCTTCAGGCATAGCAATAAATCTATTGTAGTCCTCATCATAGTAAGCGTCAATAGCCTCAATACAAGGCTTAACCATAGATAGTGGAACGGGTGGGTAGTGATTACCCTGTAAGTGATAGGCTAATTGTGTTTCTAAATCTAACACGCTATCTGCTAATCCAATTGCTGTTATGCTTCCCATTATTTTATTTCCTCAATTTCTGCGACATAGACATCGCTTCTGTTTATTCCTGTTTCTAGTTTATAGTCAAAGACATCTATTGCGTCATCATAGTTTTCTGCTTGGATAGTTATGAAAGTGTTGAAAGAATAAAATTCCATTATTTACCTCCAACCTTTCCATTACGATAAAGAATTTTTGTGTGTAATTTACCTGAAGGTTCAGATAAATTAACTGTGCGATACTCTAACGCAAATCCGTGGTCAATAAAAGAATTATAGACATTTACTGCGTCAAGGGCGTTAGAATAGCGACCAACCCATTTAGGCTGAGCCTCACTATCATTAGTGCTAGTAACTGCGTATAGGTATTCGTTCATTAGTTATTCTCCTTAGTGATAAATAATTGGTGTGGATTACAATCGCAAGACTCTGTATCAAAGTCCTCACCCTGTGCCCAAAATTGCCAACCTTGCCCATAGCATTTTTCGCAATTTTCTATTTCTGTGTATAGTGTTTTCATTGTTCCCATTTTAATTCTCTACCTTTACTGCTACTGTGCGACATACGACTTTTCCAAAATTACTAGGGCGCACTTCCACTAGATAACTTTCGCAACCTTGATACCATACGGCTTTAGGGTGTATCTCTGCTGAGATAATTTCTCCAGTTAAAGTCTTGGAGCGATACTGTGTTCCTACTAGTAGGTGTTCTATTGTATAGACATTTGCTGACATTTGCCAACCTCTTTCTTTTTGTTGATAATTCTATCCTACCATAGGGGTCTGACATTTCTGCTAGACACGCCCAAAGTAAATAGACTTTCTTTTTTACTTACTATGTAAGTCTAGCCTATTAGACAGAAAATATCAAATTACTAGCCAGTAAGTCCAAATAGTAAGACGCTCAATCTATGTGATAAATCTCACACGAATAGCCCTGTGGATAAGTCTGTGGACGACACGCCCGAATGCGCCGAGGAAAATCTTCGGCGATTTTTAGTTGAAACTTTGAGCAGTTTTAGATCTTGCTCAGGATTCCTATTCATTTACTTTTTAAGTCGCTCAGTTCGCAACGCAATTTGTAATCTGCGAATTTCTTTTTCTAATCGCATTTGATTTTTCATTGAGTAAATAATTACAACGCAACACATTGTTAGCGCAATAAAAATTGAAACAATTGCTCCAGTGTCTAAAGTCATTTAGCCATCTCCATATCTACGCCACACGCAATTTTAAAAGTGAGTGGGTTAAATCGTGGGTTATCTGATAAGAACATATCTGAAAAATCATAGATTAAATCTTCAAAAGTAAATTGGTCAATTAGACCTGAATAACTTTTTAGAATTTCAGCAGTTGCCACATAGTCTTTTCGTGTCATCATTATTCTGCCACCTTAAGAATTGCGTAAGTGCCTCGCTCATTGATTTCATCAATTACTGGCTTTAGTTTTGGAGTTAGTAAATCCTTTAGCATTGACTCTAAAAGATGAATTTGAGAAACATCATCAAGGCGCAAGAATTGTTGTGCCACTGGATGAGTTTCGTCAAACTCTGTTACGAAACGAAGTGCGTGTTCTACTTTTATCATTTTTATTTATTTCCTATTCTTTAATTTGAGTAAGTGAGTTTTGAAGTGCCACGAAGTGTGCCACTAATTCCTAGAGTGTCGCAAGCGACTTTTACAGATACGCCAACAGGTAATTGTGTTGGGTAAGTTGAGATGAATTGAGCAACCGCACCTCTTGAGGGCAGGCTGATTTTTTTGGTAGAACCATTAAAGGTTTCTAGCGTTACAATGTAGTTCATTAGAACCACCTTTCTTTTTTTAAGTGATAAGACTATCCTATCACAGGGGTCTGACATTTTGGCTACTTATTTGCTAAGGCTCACTGTGATTTACATCACATTTATTTGCTTAGGCTCATTAGCCAATTTGTCCTTTATTTAGTTTTTCTTATGTAGTAAGACTATCACACTAGGGGCAAAAAGTCAAGACGACACGCCGTCTAGTTTTTGTGATTTACATCACTTTTTTAGGGATTCAGCGTAGGCTGGGTCTGAAACGCTTTCAGCGCCAAACTCCTCATAAATTTCAAGGTAAATTTCATCATAGTAGTCGTTATAGTCCATTTGGACTCCTTTCAATTTGAGAACCTTTCTCAATTTTCTTTATACTAGAAGTATAGCAGAGAAATCTCAAAAAGTCAAGTTTAGACACGCACAAAACGGACATTTTTAGTGTGATTTACACCACAAACGGGCCGAGGAAAATCTCGGGGAAAATTTATTCAGTAACGAATAAATAAAATCCACTTATTAAACAGATCATAGAAAACCAAAAGAGAGCATTACCGCTTACAAAAAAGTCAATCATTTATTTTCCTCAATCTCATCTAGTAAATCCCAAAGTATTGGTTCTAACTCTTTAGCAACCAAATCTAGTTTAGTTTGTAAATCTTTCATTACGCAACCTCTTTTTCTTTTAGTATTCCAAGAATTAACTCTAATTGTTTTACAGTTAGCAATGCTTGGGCACAACCCCAAGAAAATGCTAAATCCATTTCACCATAGTGTTTTTTAGCAAGAGTATTTATTTCTTGTGCAATCTCAAAATTAGTTTTCATTGTTTTCCTCAGTTTTCTTTCTAGTATTTGCAAGAATTGCCATAGCGTCAATTTTTGACATTAAACGCTTATCATTTACGAATTTTTTGTATTCATCAAGGTTCATTATTTAGAAACCTTCCAATCTGTCCACATAGGTAGACGCTCTGGGTCAGTATCGTTATACCAACGCTCAATGTTATTTTCACAATCTTGGCAGAAAGTGTATTGTGTATCTGAAACCTCTGAGATAGCAGATTTCATTGGATTGTGCTCTACGCACTTTTTATTTTCTAGTGTTATCATTTTTGACAACCTTTCTTTTTTTGTTAGTTAAATTTATTTTATTAAGTTTTTTATTTATTAAGTTTTTATTAAAATCCTAGGATTTCTATTCCGTAGTTTTCTACGGCTTGATAGACATCCATTACGCCTTTATAGTCTTTACACTTACGGCAGAACCTATCCCATCCATCCATACGGATTGAGCAGAATACGCAGATGTTATCCATTACGCAGATGTCATTGTCAATGAGGAAACTCATTGTGTCTATTTTTTTAGTGTTAGTCATTTTGACCTAACCTTTCTTTTTTCGTTAAATAACCTTTATTTAACTTTCTTTATACTAGTAAGTATAGCAGGGGGGTCTGACATTTTGGAGGGTATAAATAGGGTAAATCGGACATTGTGATGTAGGTCATATGTGATGTAGGACACATTTCGCCGAGGTATATATGACTGGTCATAGGCACCCCCACCCATGTATGGTCATAGGCGTATATACCCATGACTGATCATAGGCGTATACGCACATGTATGGTCATTTTCATCGGGCACTTGTGATGCGAATCACACACGACACGCCGTGTTAGGACTTGACTTTTAGGCTTATCTATGTTATTATTCTCTTATAGAAAATTAAATAGGGATAAAAAAGGTCAATGAGCCTAGCAAATAAGATAACGAATTGTTATATGAGCCTAGCGAATAAGTGACCTAAATCACATAGTCCACGCTCCACATAGTGAGACTACTAGTGAGTATACTAGACAGTATGACATTTATCTGTTACACTTACATAGTAAGAAAAATTAAATAAGGATAAATCCTAGTTGAGCCTCTGAGCCTACCAAATAAACCTAGCAATAGGGTGAGCGTAGCAAATAAGAGCAAATAACACTAGGCAAGGAAAAAGGTATCAAATAGATATCGCATTAAAAAGAAAGGTGGTCTATAAATGACTACATTAAGTAACTACTCTAACATTGAGGTAGGAGATACCATTACCCTACCTACATCTATGAACCTTGTTAAATCAGGGGTCATTATTAAAATTAGAAAGTGGAATGGTAACGCTATGCGTGTTATCTGTTCTAATGGTGCTATTTTTGAGTTAAATAAGCACAATCGTGACTTTATTCTAACTAGAGAGGAAAATAACTAATGACCCTCTACATTATCGTTATTGCGTCTGCCATAGTGGTAACACTAGTAGCGCTTATCCCTACCATACTAGATAAGGATAGTGAATTCTAATGCACTTATACCTATGCTCACAATGTAGCACACTAGCAATCGTTACCCAAAAGGGTAAACAAATAACAATCAACCCCTGCTTATGCACAAAAGAAAAGAGATAAATAAATGAAAACATGTCAAGTAATTAACTGTGAATCAACAGAACTAGTTTATAGTGGAACAGATGCCTTTATGCTAGGCATTAACACAGAAACCTATTGCTATAAGTGTGCTAACGCATACGCACAGATAGATAGAGTTATGTCTAAGGTGCGTCAAGAATATCTAGACTCACTTACACCTACATCATCATTCACTACATCAGACTAGAGGAGTTTTATATTGTTAGATTTTTTAAGTAGCCCTTTTGAGTGGTTTGCTAATATAGTCCAATACTCACTGATTTTTATGGCTATTGTTATTGTAGTCCTAACTATTGGTGCGGTTGTTGCAATACCTATTGGATTAAAATTATTAGGTGTTGCATTCGCTAAAACTATCGTAGTAGAAACTAGCAAGGTAGTCAGAGACTTAGGTCTTGATAAAATCGCTAGAGATACAGTAAGCGAAACTAAGCAATTACGAAAACACTACGACAGGGTAGTGGTGCCAATGATATCCAAAGCAAAGTGAGGGGGTAGGGGTGTGAAAGATCACCCACCCACTACACTACTAACAAAACAATAAAAGAAAAAATAAAGTAAGAAGAAAAGTTTGCGCTATGATGTGCTCACTATATTTTTACTTTATTTTTCTTATAAACCTGTATCATACACTTGGATAAAATATTCAGATTTTAGGCTATTTGAGTTTTACAAATTTTTTCAGATTTGGGGTATAATGAATTCATGGGAATATTAGACAATTTTGAAAATGCCTGGGATGAAGATTTCTTGTTTGAGTCAAAGCCACTAGTAGAGACAGATGCTATGGGTAGAGAGAAATTTTGGGAAGATCTAGGTCGTCCTGATAATGATGGTTTGGCACTAAAGATGTTCAAAGAACAATGCTGTGATAACTGCCAATGCTCTACCAACGCATAGGATGTTTATCGTGATTGTATTTACGATAGATCCTAAATTCGTTTAGATAATAAATAATAACCTTTTTGTCGACATTGCACATCTGTGCTAAGGTGTCTATTGATTTCTCATTATCCACATATTGCTCTTCGAGCCACTTCTTATCTTTATATTTGCCCATTGCTACAATTGTAATACTCTTTTCTTGGCAATAAGATACTGTTGATGCGAAGCATCATTGTAAATGGCTTTACGGCCCATACGAAGAGAAACTTTGGCGGTAGTGCCAGTGCCTCCAAAGAGATCTGCCACAACTTGACCAGGTAACGAATAGTTATCAATTAAGATCTCAGCAATTTCCTCAGTAAAGCAATCCCATACATATCCACGATCCTGGTATTCTTTAAGGTTTTGAATAACTTCTTCTTGAGTGTCCCAATGAGCCTTAATAATAAAGTTTCTCATTTTTTCGTATCTAGGAATGTTTGTCTGTTTATGCAATAGCAGGATAAGGGCAAACTCATCGCCATTTCTTTCTTTAACATTTTCAAAAATCTTACTATCTGAATAATCCCAAATTAAGGTTTTTGTAATAATTAAATTTGTCTCGGTTTTGATTTTTGAAATAACATCAAACGAGGAATCATGGTTTTTCAAAATTACGAGGGCAGATCCAGTATCCTTTAACGCATACTCAATATGCTTGATAGACTCTACATAACCTTTGATGTAATCATCATATTCCTGATTCTGAATTTGCCTATTTGCGTCTCCGCCATATACCTGTTTATCAGTTGTAATATATGGTGGATGACACAAGAACATGTCTACACTGTTTGGTTGTAGAAATTTAGTTCTAGCGTCATTGCAGAAAAACTCTGCATCCATTACTTAAAAAAGTTTTCGCTTAAATCTTCTTTAGAAATGCCATACATTTCCAAATGATAATTTACTTCGTATTCTGAGGTTTTACACAATTTGGCTATTTCCGAAGGGGACATATTCTGATGGACATATGCATCTTCAAGCCAAAAAGGATCTTTAAAATCACTCATCCTAACAACTTGTCTGCAATCTTACTTGCTGTCTCAGTCAAAGAAGGTCTTCCCAATAAAAGGGCTGCTTCAACTTGTTCTTGTGTCAATTCTGCAGGGGCATCAAGTTTCATCTGATTCTCTACAACTTCAACAACTGCATTAATAATATCTTTCTTCTCCATAATACTCACCATTTCTCTATAGGGCATTTAGCCTGCTTGAGCGTAGATTTTAACTTCATAAAACATCCGCATTTCCTACACTTGACTAAACGCTTATTAAACCATTCACAACCATTGCAAATGCCTAACCTATATTCTATCAGATCTTTGTCACTTCGTGGTTGACTCGGATCAAACAAATCTATAAATTTGACATCATCTGGCATACTCTAATTATAGCCTAAAAAAGGTTTGAAGGCCCCTATCAGACAGTTTGGGGCTTTGTCCCATAGATTGTCTTTATGGGGGTTTGGAAAGCCTCTATTTCGGCGACGACTTATATCCCGTCGAATTAAAGGCCATAAGATTTTTCGAACTTAGTCTTGAACATCTCATATGTAACCCAGTGCTCCAAACCATTTCTATGCCCGTCTCTTGATTTTTCCCAATACTTGCTTTTGGAGATATCTGGTTTATTATTTGAGGCTGCGCTCTGTAACAATTTGATATCAAACTGATTAAAAAAGTGCTTGCTGCTTAAATCTCCATTATCACATAATCTATCCAAGACTTTTGCCATTTCTGGATCCCAAGATGAACATATCAGAGGTATCTGCGCTTGCCTACAATACTCCTCAATAGACATAATCAAAGTAGCGGTGCTAAATACCATTAAATCTGTATTGGCTACATTTCTGTCATAAGTCATACTTATATGTTTGTTTTTGCCAATTCCGTTAAACTCAGTCTGCCTGTTTAAATTTGAAAAATCAATAAATACACCTTTTGGGTTTCCAAAATTTTTTACCAAAGAGAAAAAGTTATAAGCCATAACCTCAACATTTCCACCACGTGTCCCCATATTTATAAAAGAACTGCCTTCTAAAAAAGAGTTTAATTGGTATGACCATATATGATCTACGGGAACCCCTAGACCAAAGGTATTCGAACATCCTATAAATACATAATTATCTTTTACGGATTCTTTTGTTATGTCGTCTGACCTAAAACCGAAATTATTAATTTTATAAGATATAGGGTGGTTTGGATAAAAGTCGGACACATCGACTTTTTTGTCTGGATTAAATTCGGAACAATTGGAGTGGTTGCAGTCCTGACAAGCCATGTCATACTCTTTTGATGTCTCCATATTATGATCAAACATGTTGGTTGTTATTAAAGATATGAAGGTCTTATTGTTCTGCCCTAGCAAGTAGTCCCACTGTTTCATATTTTAAAAAACTCCCCTTATAATAATCTAGTTATGACAATTCAGGACTGGGCCTCGTTAATCGTCGCAATACTAACAATTATATCATCTATTGCTTTTGCAATTAAGTGGTTAGTTAGACACTACTTAAGCGAACTTAAGCCCAATTCTGGATCAAGTTTAAAAGACCAGGTTTCAAGATTAGAAAGTGCTTTAGACGAACAAAGAGTCGATTCTATAATGTCACGAGAAAGACAAGAGAAAAAACTTGACCAAATGTATAAGATTTTAATTGAGCATATTGCTAAAGTTGATAACAAGTAATTTACTATATACTATATATAAGATATATTAAAACCTAACTTAAAGATATTCTTTTCTCTTATATATATTTAAGTATACACCATTAAGACCTTGATTTTATAGTTTTTACTTCCGTCGATTATAACAATTTACTAACAATTTACTTTATAACTTTTTGTAATAACATTATATAACTTTTCGTTATCTTGATGTCTTAAATGTCCAAATATGATATACTTTATTTACTGGTTCTCAGGCCTATCTCGTATACCCACCGACCTGAGAGCCAGTATTATTATTATGGTATAATCAATTATTATGACTCTATGTGGACCCGAAATATTTGGTGCAGATCCCGTTCGAATTAAATGGAACGTGGTTCGTGGCGACTCTTCTCCGTTAAGAATTGAATTTCTAGAAGACGACGAAATAACATTTTTTGACACATCTAGTTGGACATACCTGGCAACAAGTTATGATCCAAAAACTGACATTATAGATCCATTGAGCATAGTCTCGTATCCTGGATATGTTGAGATTCTAGCATCACCGAGCATCACTCAACATTGGGGAAGTGGATACAGGCAGACAGTTGCGGAACTGATGTTTGATTTACAAGTAACAATTGATAACAATACAGTTTGGACACCAGTAGTTGGAACTATATCAGTTTCTGGTGATGTAACAGGAGGTAGTTTATAATGGCAGTTATTAAGATTGTTCCAATGCCTGGAGTGGCAGTAGTTGGACCACAAGGTCCTAAAGGTGACACTGGCAACACAGGTCCGCAGGGACCAGCAGGAAATAATGGAACCAACGGTGCAGATGGAAGTCCTGGTCTTGTTTACTTGGGAGATTATGTTTCAGGTAACGGATACATTGCAAATATTGCAGTTGTGAAAGGCGCCGACAATAATTTATATATTGCAAAAGCAAGTGGCGGACTATTAAGTCCTGTTGCTAATCCTTTACAGTGGGATATATTTATTCCTAAAGGAGAAGATGGTGCAGATGGAACAAACGGCGCTGACGGTGCAGATGCACTTTGGAACTTTACTGGTCCATGGGTAAATGGAATTGATTATGGTCCTGGATCTGTAGTTGAATTTGAAGGATCTACCTACTATCATCCCAATGGACAATTTTCATCATACGCCCCACCAGCAAATGGTTGGCTTTTAGTTTCTGCTAAAGGTGCAGATGCTGAATTACCAACGGGAGCAACAGGAACATTCCAAACATCAGATAGTAAGATAGTTTCAGTAGTCAATGGAATCATTACATCTATAGAGTCATTGACTTAATATAGTGAGATAATGTATCCATGGCTGTTTCTAAATCTATGGATTTTCCTGCCCACAAAAAAACATCTTATGCTGAGCAAGTAGAACAAAGCCAGTCATCATTTACACAAGACAATGTTTTGTCATTTCTTCCAGTTCCTGGTCCAGTCGGACCACAAGGACCTGCAGGTAGGGATGGCAAAGACGGTAAAGAGGGGCCACAAGGACCAGAAGGAAAATCGGGACCAAAAGGCCAACCAGGACCAGCAGGTAAAGATGGTCTTAGTTCTTTATCCTCTTCAGGACAACAATCAGGGTGGGCATCCTATCACAACAAAATTGAAAAACCATTTAAACTTGGTATATCTGAAGGAGATGACGGTTGGGCAACAGTATATTTAATATCTGATGGATTGTCAAATGAAAAGTATCTTCCTAAAGGATGCACCCCATTATGGAACGATCACTCAAGGGCCTTTAATTTTAGGGGACTTGAAGAGGGTGCTCAAGTATTCATAACATATAGTTTTGAACTAACCACCTATAGCAGCAATACTGAGGTTTGGATAAGAACATACTCGCAAAACAGCGATTTAGAAGTCTCTCAATTTATTGGGTCTTTAAAATATCAACACACTTACCCAATAACAGTAACACAGCATGTTTTTATAGAAAATCAGAAGGTCTGGGGTAACGGAGCAGTTCCACAAATTAGAACTGACTATGACGCTTCAGTAATTCTTAAATCTATATATGTCAGCATGGTATAATAAAACAGGAGGAATTATGGCATTTCCAGCAACTTATGATATTAATTATTACAGAGGTGACACTCTTGAGTTTAACATATACCCAAAACTAAATGACAATAGCGCATTTGATTTAGATGGTTATGAAGTAAAGTTTACAATAGACACGGCAAGAGGACAAAGTGCAAACGCAAAAATTGCTACAGCCTCTATTAGCGACAATAACTCTTTTGTTGCTTGCTCAATATTACCTGCAACTGGAAGACAGTTGATAGCAGGAACAACCTATTATTATGACGTAGAAGTTAAAAAGGGTGCAACAAAAATTTATACCCTTTTGACTGGAGTTATTAATGTTACAGAGGATATCACGGTAGCATAATGGCAGAAGTATTACTATCTACAGACGAAATTACAATTATTGGCGGACCAGAAAAAATAGACTTAGCAGTAGATCTGGGTGCACAGGGTGATCGTGGTAGTTATATTTTTGCAGGTAATGGAAACCCCAACAGTGTAAGCACAGTGATTGGAAATAGCGTTCCACTGAAGGTAAATGACTTATATATTAATTTACAAAATACTAGTGAAGATTTCTCATATCTTTATCAATATAAGTCTGAGCCAGGAGGACCAGTTTGGCAGCATATACTTAAGTTAACTCCATCAATATATGCAACAAATAAAACAACAAGTTTTGTTGAGGGGTTAGCAACAATTACCATCCCTATTTTTGATATTCTTTCTTCTACCACAGAGGTCACAAATATTTCAGAACTAAACTTTAGCGTTCAATGCCAAATTATTGGTTCTACGCCAACTGCCTCATCAATTAATATTTTACCTATTGACACAACAGATATCATCAATCTTCCAATAACTATTAATGCTTCTGAATTCCACGAAGGGGCCTGGAGATCTTTAACTGGAACCAAAACAGTCCATTTATTGATTACTGTGGTATAATCTAAGTAGGAGATACTATGGCTGCTATTGAAATAGGACAACTTTTTAAAACTCAAATTCCTGGTTATGAGGATGCTGCGGATATTCAAGCAGCCCTAAGACTATACCACTACGGCTCATCTACATACGATACCTCAACTACAAATGAGTCAAATATAATTTCAGATTCCGTAGCAGGCCACCTAAAGGCTTTAAAGACACGTGTTCAGGTTCTTGAGGACAATGGTCCAGGATCGGAATATTCAGATACTGAGCCATCAGATATTCCAAATGGATATATTTGGGTAGACTCAGAAAGCGGAGCATCATTAACAGAATATCCTAATGCTATTTATCAAAATTTAGCACCAACAGGAACTATCACAGAGGGAACTTTATGGGTAGACAAAAACTCAACACCACTTAAGATGTATATTTATGATACAACTCTTGGGTGGAGAGAGATTGGTGCATAATGCCAAAGACAAGCGAAAAAGAAATTTTAAAAGAGAGAGCAATTGGCAAACTTCTTTCTCTAGGATTAACAGAGGCAGAACTAAGGGCATTGGAGATAATTAAATAGTGGCAATTAACAACATTGGAAAAACTGCATATATTTATCAAAACGGAACTTGGTATGCAATTTCTGGTGCTGCAAACACTGCCCTAAATTATACATGGAGTGGAACACACACATACGGTGCTCCTGTCACAACAAATGATGTCATTAATGCAAAAGCAGGTGTTAATAATTTTAATAACCCAACTCATAGAGATCAAGTTTTAACTCAGCCAGTAAGAGGTCTTGTTTGCTTTATTGCTGAAAATGAAAATTCAGTTAGGGTTGATCAGTTACAATATTTTGATGGAACTATCTGGCAAAATATTTCTGGATATAAGACCATTACATCTAAACTCTCAAGTTATACGCTTGCTGCAGCAGATAACTCAAGAGTTATTACGGTTGATTCCTCATCAGCAACAACTATTACAGTCCCCGCAAATTTAACAACTGCTATACCAGTTGGATATTCTGTAGATATTATTCAACTTGGAACTGGCTCAACCACAATCTCTCCAGAGAGTGTTTCAGTATCAGTAAAAAGCAAAAACAACGTAATGTCTTTAGATGGTCAATTTTCAAAAGCAACATTGATTAAACTCGACACAAATACTTGGTCTTTGTCTGGAGACATATATGAAAATGTTGCCCCTACACCAACAGCGCCTACACCTACGGCACCAACCCCAACAGCGCCTACACCAACGGCTCCTACACCAACAGCGCCAGCACCTACACCAACAGCGCCAGCACCTACACCAACAGCGCCAGCACCTACACCAACAGCGCCAGCACCAACCCCAACTGCACCAACGCCTACGGCTCCTACGTTATCGGTTTCTAATTTATCATCAATAGTTACTGGAGAATCAACAGCAGGAATTTCTTGGGATTCAGTTGGACAGGTATCATTTTCTCTAACTGTGGTTCCAGCAGGCGGTGGAGCAGGTTTCAGTCTTAATGGAACAACTGCAGGCTTTGCTTCTGCAACTGGACTAACCCCAAGCACAACTCATGATATAACTATTACGGTATATTCTGGAGCAAATCAAACTGGATCTTCTCAGTCAGCACAAGCAACTCTAACTACCCCTGGACCAGTTAACGTTAATACATATACATTTATATATTATGACGGAAAGTGTAATTATCAAGTTAAGAATTCAAATGGAGTTTACTTAAGAGACTATTCAACAAACCTTTGCACAAATTCAGGAGTAGATGAATCTGGGGCAACTCTTCCAAACTGTTCAAATGCAGGTTGCACACCAACTCCAACACCAACGGCTCCTACACCAACAGCGCCAGCACCTACACCAACAGCGCCAGCACCTACACCAACAGCGCCAGCACCTACACCAACAGCGCCAGCACCTACACCAACAGCGCCTACTCCTACAGGGCCAATATGTCCAGCAAATAATACATATGGAATAACACAAGGTCCCGTTTTCAGTGGATCATGTCCAGATGGGTCATGTCCAGGATGCACAAACTACCAGCAAAATTGGTATAAGTGCTCTGATGGATCTTCTGGAGTTACATTCTATACAGGTCTTGGATGTAGCACACCAACCCCAACAGCGCCAGCACCTACACCAACAGCGCCAGCACCAACCCCAACAGCGCCAGCACCAACCCCAACAGCGCCAGCACCAACCCCAACAGCGCCAGCACCAACCCCAACAGCGCCAGCACCAACCCCAACAGCGCCAGCACCAACCCCAACAGCGCCAGCACCTACACCAACTGCTAGTGCAACATATACTACAAGAGGTCCAGACCTGGCTTCTAGTTATCAAACTTGCGTCACTGGAACAACCGTTAATAGTGGAAGCAAGTCTGTAAGCAGCCCATCTAATCAGAGTGTAAGCAATGGGGCTTGCGGAACAGTATCCTGGTATGCCTATACTTCTGGAACGTGGTATTACTCATGTTGCGCCTCATAACTTTTTATGATAGACTATATATAGGAGGAATAAAATGACAGAAAATCAAGTTGTAGTTAATTATAAAGTAGCCGTAGTAATTGACGGTAATGTTGTAGATACCATTATGTGTGATGAGCACACCTGGGCTCTATACACAAGTAATCCAATATTTGTAGACGTTACAAATAATCCAGACCAACTCGCAATTGGTGATGCATACAGTGTCACAGAGTAATTGGGCAAAATATAAAGAAAAACTTGGAGATACAAGACCTTGGGATCTTGTAAATCCTTCAATTGCAAAGGCTTCAGATGAGGTTGCCTTAGCAAGGTATGAAATATGCAAGTCATGCCCAGAATTAATTAAATTAACGAAGCAATGCAAAAAATGTGGATGCTTTATGAAAGCAAAGACAACACTAGAGTTAGCAACTTGTCCGTTAGGTAAATGGTAAATGAAAAATCCTTATTTGTTAAAAAATGTTCTACCCCCACAAGACCATAAAGATCTTCAAAACTTTACAATGTCTTTATGGGCAAACGATAAGACAACCTTTGATAATAGTTTTGGTCGACATCAGTGGATAATTTGGGACGGAACACATAGGCCAGAAGTTGAGCCATTAAGAAAATTTCACGAAATGCTTTTGCCATTAGCACGAGAAGAGTTTGAATCTGATACCCTTGTTCCTTCATGGTGCCTTATAAGCGTATATGAAACAGAAAAAGCAAGACTATGGAAGCATAAAGATGATAACGCTTGCACATATCACATTAACTATACAATTTTTCATAAGACCCCCTGGGATTTTTACGTAGAGGGGGAAAGGTTTCAGCCAGAAGAAAATGATGCAGTTATATCATATGGTAATGACCAGGAACATTGGAGAGAAGAATTCCCAGATCCAGAGCATAACCTAGTTGCAAATGCATTCTTTTTTTATACAGAACCAGATCACTGGTTTTTTACTGAGGGTCCACAACACCTATATACACACATTAGAAAGCCAGAGTCTAAGGACTCTATGTAGTGAAAATTTTAGTTAGCGTAGTTAATTACTGTGATCCAGAATTTTATTCAACAGTAAAATCTTTGTGGCAAACAGCAAAAAATAAAAACAGCCTATATTTTTCCTTAGTGTCTGAAGACACGCAGGTTTACGATTTTTCCTTTATTCCAGAATCACAGATTGTTTATAGACACTATGACACATCAATTTACCGTGGTGGCCTCTGCTGGGCAAGAAACTTAGCAACTGAAGTTGATTTTGATTATGACTTTTTTATTCAGTTTGATTCACATACATATGGAACATATGGCTGGGATATAAAAGGTTTAAGTGCATATGAAAATATGAAAAAAAAATCAGATAAATTTATAATTGCATATGCTCCAGCCAACTACGAAATATTAGAAGACGGATCAATCGATTTTAATATACCTAACACAATTTCAATGTGTGGTGACTACTACACAGGGCTTATACCAGGATTTAAGTTTCCTGGATATAGAACTTTACAGTATAAAGAGTCTGTAAGATCTTTTTGGGCTACATGCTGTTATTTATTGGCACCAAAAGCCTGGGTTGATGAAGTTGGAATATCTGGAGAAGAATCTTTTAATACAGAGGAGATATGCCTATCAATAAGAACATATGGTAAAGGATGGGAAATATACTCTATAGGAACCAGAGATGTCTTTCATCATTCTTCACACAAGCAAAAGGATGGATCTGTCACTAGGGCTAATCTAAGGCCTTGGGCAGACGACAGAAAAGAAGATTATTGGTCTCACGTAGAAAAATCAACAGATAGGCTATCCCTTTTGATGTCTGGACAACTGGATGTCGATAAGAAAAAGGTTGAAGAGTTTTTTGTGCATACTGGAATTTCAAAGGATTACCTAAAATTTATACCAAACTATTCATCCCACACGATTGTGCCAAACCGTGCATTGGGGATGCCACCAAGACAAGACAAATAAAAACCCCCCAGATTTTTCTAGGGGGTAATTTATTTTTTATAGATTATTTAGGAAATTTAGCCATCCAGTATTTGGTTCTTGGAGTGATGCCCTTCCATGAGGACCAGTCTTCTCCACCGTTTGTCATATAGTATGCAATCTCTGCATTCTTTACGGGATTAAACAACTCAGCGTTTGACTCAAGATCAAACTTGGTTCTACGATCAGGACCAAGGTTGTCTATCATATTAATTTGGAACATACCATAAGATGAGTCACCAGTCTTGTGGTTTCCGTTAAATGCTAATGGTCGCCCATTAGATTCTTTCTTTGCTACCGCCCAGGCAACAACAAGGTCTTTGCCCTTGAAGCCAACCAGAGATAACAGTTCCTTTAGTTCCAAATCAGTCAGAGAAACCTTATTCTCAAAACTCTCTAACCTTTTAGCCTTAGAAACCAAAAAAACCTCTTTCGAGGCGGGTTCTACTGTCTGAGCCTGTTCAAGGCTAAGATTGTTCTTCGTATCAAGACCTGAATCAGCATTGGCTCCGTTCGACAAAACCGTTACTAATGCTACGATACTGAGTGTGCTAATGATCTCTTTGTTTCTTTCGATAAATTTAATCATAGTTTCCTCCTTAGAAAACAATAACACCCTGGTAGGTGTCTATACCAAGTATAACATGTATTTTCCCCAAAAGTCAACTTTGAAAGGTGGTATAATAAAGTATTATGGCAACAGGCTCATCAAATAGATTTAATTTACCATACCCACTAGATACTAATCCAGTTAATGTTCATGGAGATATCAAGCAACTTGTGGATAAACTAGAAGTGGTTTTACCACCCCTAGGTGTCTCATACTTTGAGATTCAAGTAATTAATAATTCAGGATCAGCAATTGGAGCAGCAACACCAGTTTATGCAACTGGATATACAACAAAAACAACAATTGCAGTATCTCTTCCATCTACAACAAAACCAATACTTGGATTAACAAAAACATCAATTGCAAATAATGCAGAAGGAATCGTAGTTGTTGCAGGAATTTTAGAAGGGGTTAATACCTCATCGTTTATTAGTGGAGATGTGTTATATGTTGCACCTGGTGGAGGACTAACAAATGTTCAGGCAGGTGGAGCAGTTGGAGTTGTTGCACATGCAGCCTCTGCCGTATCAAATGGAATTATTATTGTTGAGGCAAAAGGCAACGGGACATGGGGGGCACTCAAGGCTGGACTAGCCTAAGAGTGATATAATAAACTATGGCAACTTTAAGAGGATCTCAAACATCATACGACATTGGAAATAAACCTCCTACAGTTATTTGGACTGTCGTTCGTGGAGATACCTCTGGTTTCAAGGTTTATGTAACAGATGATGCTCAAGAGCCTTTAATTTTAAAAGGTCCTGGATCTGAATGGGATATTGCCATGAAGATTAAAAGACCTACTTCGACCCCTGGGATTATTACAGACAATGCCACAACAGTCATGGCCTTGCATCCAGTTGCAGATGAAGATGATCTAGTTGGAGAATTTACAGTTTGGCTTACAGCAGAAGAATCCAATGTCTTACAGACAGGAGACATCTTTGATATTCAGGTTAGCGACCCAACAAGAGTCTGGACAGTTTGCCAGGGTAGCATGAAGATTCTTGAAGATGTAACAGATTAATGGCAACAGCAGTATTATTAGACAAACTACAAAACAAGACAGAGCGAATCTTTCCAATAGACTATCCAGAAGTTCAGATAGAAGATTTTACAAGAAAAACAGTTATAAGTGAAATATTGCCATTTAGAGTTAGATTTTCAGCAATTCAAATTCAGGCTATTGGTTTGGGAAATACTCCAGGTATACCTCTTCAAGTTATTGGATATAGCAACTACATTCTATAATAGTCTTATTAAAAGGGATGTTATAATTACAGCATGGCAAAGATATCAATTCCAGGAGTTAAGGGCCTATTCCAAACAGGAGATAGACCTACTCAAGAAAACTATGAAGACTTAATTGATACCGCAACAGCACAAGCAACAGATCTTGGCTCTTATGGTAACAATGAAAATACAATCAACGGTATTGAGAACGTAACTGTAATTGATAACTTTGATGCTACAGTTTGGCGTATGGTCAAGTATATTATTTCAATATCAAAGACTACAGCAGGGGACAACAAGTTCTACGCAACTGAAATGACCATTCTTATTGACGGAGACGGTGTTTCTGTCAGTGAGTATGGAACAATCGACAATGATGGGAATATTGGCACCATTAATGTCTCTCGCACTGGAAATACCGTGGCTATTACAGTCACTCCAGATCCTGCGATCAAGCCAGTCACAGCACGATATGCTCGTATTGGACTTAAGGCATAACTAAGGAGATATAAAAAAATGGCAACAGTAAATAAAGATTTTAAAATTAAGTATGGCCTGATCGTTGAAGGTGCAAATGCAACCGTAAACGGAAATCAGATTCTTACAGAAGATGCATCAGATCAATACATCCTTGATCTCATTGGCGGAGAAACACTTGTAAAGTCAGTTTCAAATGAATTTGATGTAAGCGGTGCTGGAGAACTTTCAATTGATCGTGCTACAGTAGATGCTTATTATGATGCAGCAGGTTCTGCTTCATCAGCACAAGCAGCAGCAAACACTTATACAGACAATCGTGAGACAGCAATTACAACTGCTTACGAGGCATACGCAGATCAAGCAGAGACAGATGCAAAGGCTTACACAGATACTCGTGAGACAGCAATTACAACTGCTTATCAGGGATATGCTGACACAGCAGAGGCAGATGCTAAGTCTTATGCAGATAGCCTTGCATCAAACTATGACCCAGCAGGTTCAGCATCAACAGCACAGTCTAACGCAGAAGATTATGCAGATGCAAAGATTAGCGATGCAAATGGCACTGCTACAGATAAGGCTTGGTCAGCATACAAGACAAGCACAGAAATTGGTCTTGCACAGCAAGCAGCAGAGGATCATGCAGATCAGGCAGTTGCAGACCTAGTAAATGGTGCACCAGAACTTCTTGACACACTCAATGAGTTGGCAGCAGCACTTCAGGATAACCCAGATGTTATCTCTGATCTTCAGGGTATTGCAGCAGGAAAGCAAGATGCACTAACTGCAGGTTCAAACATTGATATTACAGGGGCAACAATTTCCGTAACTGGTCTTGATGCAGCAGATATATCAGACTTCAACACAGCAGCACTTGCAGCAACAGCAGCAGCATACGATATGTATGGTGCAGCAGCAGCAGCACAAGAAGCAGCAGAAGACTACGCAGATGGCCTTGCAATCAACTACGATGCAGCAGGTTCTGCTTCAACAGCACAGACTAATGCTGAATCTTTTGCTACAAATGCAATTAATGATCTTGACACAGACGATATTGAAGAGGGTGCAACAAACCTTTACTTCTCTGATTCTCGTGCTAAGACTTCAGCAGCAGATCTTTTGACTGGTGCAAATCTTACAAACATTACAATCACAGGAACAGGTGCAGGACTTACTATTACCGCAGAAAACGGTGTAGCAGATTCCGATACTGATGATCTAACAGAAGGTTCAACAAACCTCTACTTTACAGATCAGAGAGCAATTGATGCAGTTCAGGATACAACACCAAACTTTACAGCAGTTGAGATTAACTCAATTGCTAAGCAGGTTGCGTCAACAGTTTCAGTAGCAACTGCAAGCCAGGTAACAGCCTATGAGTTCCTTGGAACAGAATACCGTTCAGCAAAGTTCTTGGTAAAGACAGCACAAGGTTCACACACAGATATTGCAGAAGTTTTACTAACAATGGATTCTTCAAACAATATATCAATCACAGAATATGCAATGGTTGGAACTAACGGTTCCCTAATGACAATAACAGCAGACTATGTTGAAGTTGGCACCACTGTAAGACTTCGTGTAACAACAGCAAACAACACTTCAGTTGTAACAGTTGTTGGAACATTGCTTGCGTAATAAAAAATAAAAATAGTTGGAAGAAGGAGAAGTAAATGGCAACAGTAGAAAAAGACTTTAAGGTCAAGAATGGACTCATCGTTGCAAACGGTGGTTCTTTTGGCGGTGCAGTAACAGTCGGGGAACCAACTCTTGCAGCACATGCAGCAACCAAGGAGTATGTTGACTCAAGATCAATGGCTGTTGGCGCTACTGCTCCTTCTTCACCAACTAATGGAACAATGTGGTTAGACACTCTAACAAATAGAGTTAATTTTTATTACAACGGATCTTGGTATACCCAAGCAACTATTGACGACACGCAAAATCTTCCACAGCACATTCACGATACCGCAATTGATGGAACTGGATTCATAGTATCTCAATTCTATGATGGGTCAACATTTAATGCACCACAGGGATCAGGAATCGATGCTGGTGGACCGTCTACAACAACCTGGACAGTTGTTTTTGACGGAGGAACTGTAATAGATAACTTCAACTAAAATTGATGTTATAATAAGACTATAAAATAAGTGGCAGCCCCACTAAGGAGATATAAATGGCAACTAGAATGCAACAGCGCAGAGGAACTGCACAGCAATGGACAGATGCAGATCCAATTTTGGCAGCAGGAGAAATTGGGTTTGAGACTGATACCAACCAGTTCAAAATGGGCGATGGTGTAAATAACTGGTCTGACCTCTCCTACTTCAAGAACCTAGAAGACCTAGGTGGATCACTTGACGATTATGTTCCAGTAACAACAAAGGGACAGGTAAACGGAGTAGCGGAACTTGACTCAACAGGAAATGTTCCACTTTCACAACTTGGAAATCTCATCGATGGAGCACCTGCAGCACTAAATACTCTAAATGAAATTGCAGCATCTATTAATGATGACACTAACTTTGTAGGATATGTAACATCACAACTTATAAATAAGGCAAACCTTATAAGTCCACATCTATTGGGTGCTCCACTTGCACCAACAGCAACATTAACTGATAACTCTACACAAATTGCTACAACTGCTTTTGTTAAAGGCCAGGCTTATGGCTTAGCAGTAGATATTTCAAATCTTGAAACAAGAATGACTGCAGCAGAAGGTGATGTCACTGGCCTAGAAACAACTACATCTGGACTGACATCAGACATGACTACAGCGCAAAACGATATTGATTCACTTACTACTACTACGTCAACACACACATCAAGTATTTCAACAATTGGTGGACAAATAACAACCTTGCAGTCAGATCTTGACGCAGCAGAACTAGATATTGATAACTTACAATCAGGAGTTACAGCAGTAGAGACAAGTGTATCTACACTTGAAACATTAACAAGTGGTCACACAGCAAGCATTGGAACTATAGAGTCAGATGTATCAGCAGCACAGTCTGATATTTCTTCAATCCAATCAGACTTAGCAACTGCAGAAGGTAATATCACGACACTACAAGGTGATCTTGATACAGCAGAAGCAACACTTTCAACAACTACATCAAACTTTAATGCTCACGATGCAAAGACAACAAATGTTCACGGAATTGCAGATACTGCAGCCCTTGCAACTAAGACTTATGCGGATACAGCAGGAACAAATGCAATCGCCTCAGCAAATACATACGCTGACTCAGCAGTTGCTTCAAAGGCACCTTTGGCATCACCAGCACTTACTGGAACTCCAACTGCCCCAACTGCAACAGTAGGAACTAATACAACACAGATTGCAACAACAGCATTTGTTAAGGCAGAGGTTGACGCAGTAATTGCAGCAGCACCAGGAGCCCTAAATACTCTTGATGAACTTGCAGCAGCACTTGGTGATGATGCAAACTATGCAACTACAGTAACCAATGCTCTTGCACTAAAGGCACCACTTGCAGGTCCAACATTTACAGGAACTGTTGCATTACCTGCAGCATCATCTGTAACACTAGGAGGAACTGCACTTTCAACAACATTGGCAACAAAGGCAGATAAGACAGCAGACATTGCATCAAAGTCAGGAGCATACACTTTTGTTACTGGAGATGTTAATATGATTCTTGAGTTTAACTCAGCCTCTGGTGCAAACTTCACAATTCCAGCAGACAACTCATTCTGGCCAGTAGGTCAGAGACTGGAAGTTCTTCAGGTTGCTGCAGGTCAGGTAACTATTGTCGGTGGTTCTGGTGTAACAGTAAATGGAACTCCTACCGCCAAAACAAGAACTCAGTGGTCTGGTGCAACAATTATTAAAAGAGCGGCAAACACATTCGTTGTGATTGGCGACCTAGCATCTTCATAAAAAGCAGTATAATTTAAAAATAGGAATGGGAGATTTAAAATATGGCAATTCAAAGAACTGGCGATAGAGGAATACGTAAGGTAAGCGTTCCAAATCTATCTGGAATGACAAGAACTCAATATCAGGCTGCTTTGACTGCCGTAGGCCTAACATACTCAGAGTCATCAACAACAACTGGCGACGCAGGGTTAGATCAGGCAATTATATCTCAGGGAACTGCTGCAGGAACAGTGGTAAACATTGGTTCAACTGTAAGCGTTAACTATTACCAGTATGTCTATAGTGGTTTTGCTCACTATGCAGGCTTTGCACACTACGCTGGTTTTTATCATGGTTTCTATCATGGATTTAATCACTACGCAGGATTCTACCACGGGTTCTATCACTCATTCGCACACTATGCAGGATTCTATCATGGGTTCTACCACTCATTTGCACACTACGCAGGATTCTACCACGGATTTTATCACTCATTTGGACACTATGCATCATTTGGACACTATGCGGGATTCTATCACAGTTTCTCTCACGGATATGGAAGTTTCTGGACTGTTGCAATGAACGGTATCTATCCTGGATATCCAGGATTCGTTTCTCTTGGAGCAACAACTGGAGTTCATACAGTAGATGGAATTAAACAGGCTAGCGAAATTCAGGTTGGAGATGTTCTTTACTCTTTAGATATTGCAAACCTAGATCCAACAATTCAAGGTATTCCAAACTTTAATGTTCCAGAATCAGAGTTTGAGGCGTTAGGGATAGTAGAGACAACCGTTGTTGGTGTATCTTCATACGTAACAGATTCTGCAACAGTTGTTAATGGAGACATTTTTACATCTCCTCACTTGATTCTTTCTAAGAACTCAAATGGTGTTGTTGCATTCGTAAGGTCTGACACGATTACAGAAGATTATCAGGTTTGGTCCTTGGATGCTAGAGACTGGGTTCCAGTAACATCAGTAGAGACAATTGCTTATATTGAACAAGTTTATACCATTAACTGCGAACCATATGATATATTCTTTACTCAGAATATGTTAACTCACGACTCTATTGCATGGCTTACAGATAATGATGGTAATGCAATTCTTGATTCAGAAGGTAATCCAATTTACCCTAACGGCACTGGAAACTAACTAGTAGAAAAGAGAAGTCATGAGAAAACCAGGAAGAGGTTATTTTCCTGAAGAATGGGATGACCCATACTCTATTCCTGATGCAACTATTGCATTAAACAAGGATAGGATTGGGAAAGCAACCCCATACTCTATCAGCCCACAAATTGCGGAATTTACAAAGCAGTTTAGCGAAAAGGCAAAAATGCCATCAGATGAAGTTATGGCACAGATACATGATGACTCTTGGTATGATCACTATCTTAGTGGAGAAAGTTATTTTATTCCAGAAAACAGATGGACTCACGAAGTTCAGCGTGGCCCAGTTCACGTAAAAGATAATGTTTATGCTATTTATCTAGATGCTGATGTTTATATAAAAGATTATCCTAGAAAGTATAATTACGCTGGAAAAGTTGTTGAAGCAATTGCCTATACCTTTATTAGCCGAACACTTTATAGATATATAAAAGATAGGCCAGAGCAGTTGGAGACCGTTAACTATGAGGATCTAGCCAATGATGAATGGTGTGCTGCAACCTATAAGTGGGTAATTAGGTGGCTTCCAAAAAATAAATGTAGGCTAACATTTTATAGCACACCAGAAATAGAAAAGGCTTTGCATTGCAAGGTAGACAAATTTGTGATAGAATGTAATGAGGATGTGGCAAATGTAGAAGTTCCAGTTTACTTTAAGTCAGACTTAAAACTAAGCATGCCCTATATCAAGCACGATTCTTTAATAATGTATATGGAGGTTGAAGAAATTGAATAGAAAAAAGATTACATTTATTCCTAAAAATGAATACGTAACTGAGTATGCACCAAAGCCTGAGCCTATGTCAAAAAATCTTCCAGTTTGGTGGAGAAAATCTCAGCCATATGTTGGTGGAGAAAAAAGGGTTGTCAATGGACAATATAATGAAACAGTAAAGAAATGTCCAGGAATTCTAGACTTACTTACAACTGGATACATGCTAAAAACTCCATGCGACATTTATATTGATGCTACAGGAGAAAAGGTAGAGTTTCAGGTTCAAGAACTTCATAGACAGTCTATATCTATGCATACTAGAGATCAGGTAGAGTCTTGGGATTTTGATAGAGAACTTTTTATGGATGATATTTTTAGAATTCACCCTATGTGGGTTGTTTCAACTCCTAAAGGATATAGCACCTTATTTATTCACCCATCATTTTATAACGATCTTCCGTTTGAGGCTGTTCCAGCAATCATAGATACAGATATGTATGTTTCTGATGGACCATTTTCTTTTAGAATTAAAAGAGGGTTTAAGGGAGTAATAGAAGCAGGAACTCCAATTATTCAATGTATCCCATATAGAAGAGAAGAGTGGGAGGCTGAAGTATTAGAAAAGCCACTACTTAAAGTTTTAAATTCTCTTGGTGTAAAACTTAAGTATAAGTTTGGTGGGGCATATAAAGCAATCATGTGGGAAAAGAAGGTTTTCAAGTAAAATGGACCTACACGCAGATAAGTATAAGAATTCAGAACCACTAGAAGATTTAACTGTAAAGTTTTGGACTTCAACCGCATATGTTGAGACCACGCCAAGCCCTGTCCCAGCAATTGAAAATTTACCAAAGTGGTGGAAAGATAGACCTTTATACCAGATAAATGATGATATACAAAAATTATCTATCATGAATAACCGTGGTGCTGATTCAGCAGCAATCAGTGTAAAGCATTGCATGCCTTATTTTGACGCACTAACTGCAGGTTATCATTATAGTTTACCAACAACAATTACTGTTAAAAAGACAGACGATCCAAACAAGCCAGACATTACTTGGGATGAAGATAGACCAAGGCCAATCGAGATGAGGGGTCACATTGAGTTGCCCGTTCCATCTGGATGTTACCCAATTCACTTTGTTTGGGACATGAGATGGGGAACAAAGTTGCCAGATGGATGGTCTCTAATGATTACTCATCCAATTGGAAGATGGGATTTGCCATTCATAACAATGACAGCAATTCAAGATGCCGATAGATGGTCTACAAACAATGTAGTTACATTCTTTTTAAGAAAAGATTTTGAAGGGGTTATTCCTGAAGGAACGCCAATTATGTCTATGGTCCCTATAAAAAGAGCAAATTGGCAGATGGAAGTTGACCACAAACTTCAAAACGAAGGAAGTTGGGATCTAGAAAGAAAAAGAAACTATGTATATGGTTTCTATAAGAAGCACCGTTGGGTTAGAAAGAAATATAGATAAGGGGAAAAAAATGGAAGAGCAGCAAATATACGGAGACTCTAATATGAAGAGCAACAGTTTGTCAACAAAGCCTCAACAGTTCTTTGAAAGACAGATTGATATAAACGATTTGGTAGAACTTGAAAAAACCCTTCATGTTGCATACGATCAAATCAAAAATGGAGGACTAATCAAAGGTCCTAAGAATGAAAATACTCCATGGGATGCATCTGGAAGCATCACTACTATGAATTGGAACAAATACAATGTGTTTCAAATTTACGATTCCAACATCCACACACTGTTTCGTGCAGTAAGAGATATGGCTAAAGATGCTTGCGAGTATTACGAACTAGACTTTATTAAAGAGCAGTTCATGGTCCAGGGGTGGTTTAATATTAATTATAATCACGTTGGCAAGTTAGATTGGCACGAGCATGGTGGTAACGGAGCACCTCATTTTCACGGATACTACTGCGTTAAGGCAGAGCCATCTGTAACACACTACCGTGTCTTTGATGAAGAAATTCAAAACATCAATAAAAATAATCGTGCAATTCTTTCAGAAACTGGGCACCCTCATGCAATGGGTGATTGGGACTGGGAAGGTCCAAGAATTACAATTGCTTACGATGTAATACCACTTAGATTTATTCCAACAGAGTGGGAACAGCACTGGATTCCATTGGTATAGGAGAGGAGAAATCATGACAGAAGAATTA